GACATATTATCTTTTCCCCATAGAGGTTGATAGTTGGTATAGTTGCACGCAATCAAAAGTTGTTGTCGGTCTTCCAATTTGAATTTTGATAGAGGAATAATGTGGTCTAAATGCCATTCTCCATAGTTATCCCACGACATCCCGCCTCCAAACTTCCCTTCAATGTACCTTTTGAACTCATCAATCGTACATCCTAAATCTCCCACGGCAGACCCACATTTTACATTCCCCCTCAAAATATGGTTTAAGCGTCGTCGGAGATTTTGAGACAACTTGAACTCGACATCGGTTTCTCTCCTGTTTTTGAGATACTCATTTCTCCAATTATGAAATTTTGATTGTTTCTGATAATCTTTTATGTGGTTTCGATGCCCCCAACTCCATTTATTACATCTCTTTCGGTTACATTCTTTACAACAATACTGTAACCCGTCAGGGGATTCTTTTCGTTTAGAAAACTCAGATATAGGTTTTGGAAAATGACATTTATTACACGTCTTCATAACCTATAAATAGGCAACCGTTTCGGGATTTGGAGGAAAAATGGGTTACGCCTCGGGCGTCAGAAACTTGCCCGTTTTATAAAAATGAATAATGTCTTGGAGAATAGCATAGGGTCGAGTTCCCTCTTTATAGTTGTGATCCGCCATTCCCAAACTGTCAGAACGACAAACCAACATCATTTCTCCATTATGTTCTTTTATTAACTCAATGAGCCTTTGAGCCTGTTGTTTGGTGGGTGGGGAATACAAATCTGCCATGGGTTGATTTCCGCCAATACGAATTGCACGGCAATCTCGCATGAATGCCATCATAATGTTCGAGTTGGATTGCATACTGTCGGGAGGTATTTCTATACCTAAAGAATGATAAACATTATTGATTTCTCTATGATCACGGTTACGTGTATTAAAATTTGAAGTAAGTGCGAGAAGTTTTCCATTGGGAAGGATGTATCCAGCCTCACGGATATTGTCAGTAATTCCAAACGCACGGTACGCAGCCCGAATAACTCGTTTGCAATCGTATTCTGGTCCTTTAGATGATGGTTTATGAGGTTTGACCCCCATTACCATTGCAATCGTGTCCACCCAAGGGCCAAAAACTTTAGCATTGATGGTATCTGGTTCCTGATTGTTAGAGTTTGAGAGGAACTTCGTCACAGATTGTTTACAGTCATCCCCGCCACGCATATTGTACCCCTTGTTTATCATTATGCGGTTGATTTTCTCCCATTTATCGTCGGGAATAGAATTCACATCGTCAATCCAGAGATTGCCTTGCTTAGTAAATTCTATCGCCTCCCGTAGTAATGCCTGAAGCATGATCATAGTAGTTTCAAATACTTAGGTGGAATGTTGGCGTAAAGAATAATGGTGTTCTCCGTCGTTCCTTCTGACTGAGAGTTGGCCCAATCACGGTCTCCCTGTTCATCCCACGCACCAATCTTGTGAGCAAGAAAGTTGATGACATCTGCCTCTACATGGTTCGGTTCCTTCTCAACCCGAGGCATGAATCCATCCTGCTTCATGGTAATGGTATCAATTTGGAACACTTCTGGTCCATAATGACACTGACAGTATTCGGGTTCTTGCTCAGTGAAAATCGCTCGGCTGATATGCCGATTGGACAGCCCACGGGACTTGTGCTGCATCTTTAGTCCCTCTTGTTGTATCTTCTCTACATTTTCTTTGGGAGTGCCGTGATAGAGAGGCTCGGGGCGTTCCCAAAATCTGGCATTGAATTTGTCCTCAAGTGTATCTCGCAATCGCTCACGGAGCCGTTGAGCGGAAGTATCCCACACCCAATCACTTTTCTTATGGACTCTTGACCAGTCTGGGTCTATGATGTTATCATCCCAAATGATGTACTTCTCGCCGCCCAAATCAATGATTTGCGGCTCCTTGTCGTGGGCTTGCAAGTACTGCACGATAGCTTCGAGACCTTCTAGGTTCTCGATTTCGTCTTCATCGTAGTCCTCCGACTCGATTATCAGTTGTTTAAGCTTTATCATTGAGTTTGTCCTCGATAGCTCTAAGTGCCGCCACTTTATCATCATATTCTTCTCCATCCACCCAAATGCTGGTGATAAGATGGTTTAATCTATTGATAGAATTTCCAAGAAAACATATTTCACTTTCATCGTTATATGGCGCTCCCCCTCTTCGAAGCTGATTGTAAGCATATTCTTGCATGAAGGCGTCTACCCCTAGTGAAGTAAGATAATTCCACGGCAGATAGAAATCTCCATCATATTTTCGGCGTGGCATTTTGTATTGTAAACAAAAAGTCTCAAATGCTTCTTCATCATCAACTTGTGGGTCCATACCAGACCCTCTAAGTTCTGCCGCCAACTTGGTCAAATAGTCGTCAAGGACAAGGACTTTGACGTTTTCCACTTTGAATTGCAATCCGGTGTCCCCGTCACCTTCGGAAAAATAATGAAGAACGCCAGAATTGATTGATGTGCTAAATGTATTATCCTCGGCCATTTCACCGTGCTCTTGGCCATAGATACCTTCCGATAGCATTCCTTTCAGCCCTTCCAACGGAGTACCATGGTAAAGCCAGTCCGAAATTTTTATCGTACGTTCATCACGAAGTAACTGATCAAGCGACTGATCTGGTCGCTGTTTATCAGCCACTTCGGAGAATAGTCTTTTCAGCTTAATCATGTTTTGGCATCTGGGCGTTACAACACCCGTTAGAACTCACCGACTCGTCAAGATCAAAAATATCTGGAAGTCTTTTATTGAGGGAATTGAATAGCATACATTGCCCTCCATCAAATGAACGACAATTCTCACAACGGACTTTGCGAGTAACGAGGCCCGCTTCTTTTGGAGTCAATAAGGATTCTTCTTTTCCTGATAGGTTCCGTTGGGGTTCGCCGCTGACGTAGAAACTACAACTCATGTCCCCAGTTACCTTGGTCTTTCCAAGCAAAAGACAACCAGTACCTGTCCACAAGCGACAGGTAGAGCATTGAGCGAAATTTACCGTCTCGCCTTTAGGGTCGAGATAGATAAAGGAATCCCGCTTAATCTTTCCACCAACCTTCTTGGCCTCCATTATGAGTGACTGTAGTTTTATCATACCCATCTGAATTTCTCTATTTTTGTAGGACCAATGGTTTTCCAATCAAGATCACTCTCTTGAGAAAGATCGTTGATGTCCACGATACCTGTAAATAATGACCTGTCGGTATTGTCCCAATGACTTGCGGCGTGGCCACGGTCAGAAGATACATAGAGATTTGCGGGAAGATACCCGGTCATTTCTATCTGTTGGACGACTTTCGTACCATGCATTCCATAAACTCGCACTTTCTTTCCGGAGGGGTTGACAAGTTTATTGACCATGTTGATGGTCTCGGGGGTTGCTTCATCGTTGCCTTCATGAATTTCCAAAACCTTACCGTTCTGGTCAATCATGATGCCTATCTCGTAGAAGTCACCATACTCGTCGGGGGTGGCGGCAATGTATAGGGGGAAGGGGAAGAATTCTTCCTCTTTAAACTTGAATTCACGCTGTTCAAGGAGGAAGGATTTGATATATTTAACATTGACATGGGGGGCTTTCAGTCCTTGCGCCAGTTTCACCACATGCTGAAACACCCGATTTAAAAGTGAAATATACTCTTTGGCATATTGCTGCCTCTCGGGTTTTTCGTCGAAATACCAATCATCCAAGATGCCAAGAGTTATCTTGGCGTCCCGGTCAACCATTGAAGACGAAACGAGTTTCTGCACATCCTCGATGGATATGCCGTCAACATTCTCATTTTCGAGCAGTAATGTCTTAAGAAGAACCATTCAAGATACTCTTGGCAATGTGCATCGCTTCCTCTTTGGAAACGCTTGGGTTCTCGTACCATTTCTCTGTAACGGCAGAGAGAATCTTTCCTACCATCGGTCCCGCCTTGACGCCCATTGCGAGCAAGTCGTTACCATTGATTGGAAGCACAGGCTTCGTAACTTGAATGTCCAACGCCTTAAGACGCTGGCGCACTGCTTCTATTTGCTTCGGCATGGCCGAGGCATCTGCATGGGAAATATTGTCGGCGTGCATCACGTCTAGCAAGTTCTCAAGATATTCGCCGAGGGCAATCTTGAATTTTCTGAGCGTCTTGTCAGACAACTTGACAGCATCGGGGCCACCCTGCTTCAACTTCATATGATGACGAACGCCAAGCTTCACGGCGTCAATCATTACCCGAGGGTACTTGAGAGACATCATGATTCTTTCCACAATATCAGGACCGGCGTCCTCATGGCCAATGAACTGTACACCTTTCGGCGTTATGGCACGAGTCGTCACTTTGCCAACGTCATGGAATAAGGCAATCAATCGGTTCAGCAATTCCGGCTGTGTTCCCATGATAACAGCCAACGTGTGGTCGAACACATCATCCTTGTGGTGGACGTTTTGTGTCATACCAACCATTTGCTGTAGCTCTGGCCCAATGTGTGACAAAAGTCCTACATCACGGAGCAAACGCATACCATAATCTGGGTGCTTGGACGTGAGGATCTTATTCAATTCCACCGCTACACGTTCACGGGAGGTATTGCCAAGTCGGTGCAAGTTTTTCTTGATGCCATCTATAACTTCTGGTGACAGCTTGAAGTTAAGCTGTGCCGCAAAGCGGACAGCACGGAACATGCGGAGAGCATCATCCGTGTAAATAATCGTCGGGTCGATAGCCGTTCTCACGACGCCCGCTTTCAAATCCGCCCTGCCCTGCCCCGTAGGGTCGAGAATCTCGCCCGAGGCGATGTCGAGGTAGATAGCGTTGAACGTAATATCACGTCGCTGTGCATCAATTTCAATGTGGGGTGTGAACTGCACCACGGGCTTACGAGAGTTGGGGTCGTGGTACTGCTCCTTACGGAACATCACAACATCAAGTGCCTCGCCCGAGAAATCAATGCCATTCCAAACTACACCATCGAGACGCAGATTAGCCGTGCCGAATGTTGGAAAAACGACAGGGTTGCTCTTTTCCTTGTAAATGCCAAGTTTCTCGCCGAGCCATTTAGTAAATAAAAGCCCTCCTTGATTGACGCTGACAACCAAGTCGAGGTCTTTGGGTTCCTTTCCAAGTAGGAGGTCACGCACGAAACCGCCGACAGCAAATATTTTGCCATCCCATTCCGTGCCTTTAATCTGTGCTCGTAGGAATTCTACAAGCTGTTTTGGTGTTGCTCGTTGTGCTTCCATAACTAAATTTTCTCTAATTGAAGAGGAATTCCCGAGATAATGGACTCGCCTTACTCGAAATCCTTTTTGGCTTAAAAATATCTTCGTTGCTTCATGTTCATCTTCTGTTGGTTTCCCGTGATAATCCAGTTGCTCTAAATCCGGATAATAACGCCAACGTACATCCGAGGATGCTACCATATCATCGGGATGCCGTGCAAGCTGATTCGTGCTGTAAATTGGAGGTAATTGTGAGCCGGATTTACTAATTCCTCCGAGGATAACTGCCACGTCATCAAGGCTTTCTACCAAATAGTCTCTACTACCTTGAACGAGTCGGACCCCATATTTCTTTGAAAAGAACTCAACGGCAGGCTTAATCTTAGTCATTCCGGAAGTAGTATAGGAATCACTGTCAAGTGCTCCGCCATACTCCTTGATAAGTCGGAAAAAGGTTTCGAGAATTGCTTTGGCATATCCTTTACCCTGATACTGGGGAGTAGCAATGTTGTCGAGATAAAATAACTTATTGTCGGGCTCATAACGATAGCGGATGTAGGAAAATGGGGAACGCAATTCATATTCATATTGCCCAACGCCTACGATACCCTTTCGAATAATCACCGCCGAATGAGGATCTTCCGATTCTAAAGTTTCACGCAACGCCAATTTCATTGGTCCCTTTTTCTTATGAAACGTGACTTTGGGAGCAGGTTTGTAAAAATCGTGATGCCCTATAGTTACGGTCTTAACCATTTTCTTTGCCCAAGATGGCGTAACTATTTTTGGATTGAAATAGAATATAGCCCCGCCCGTGATGTCTTTCAATTCGCCCCTCATCGCAAGGTCAACTATTTTGACACATTCTTTCCACGTATTGTCCTCCCGATAGGTTTTCGCCAGTTTTATGGAATATTGTTCCGGAGAATCAATATGATTCCACATGGAGAACTGCTTCGGTTGAAGCACAATGGAACGGGCCTTTTTAAAATCGCCTTTGGCCCGGTTCATGATGACATTCATAACCGCCGTCATTCCTTTCTGACCCTCACCACGAGCTTCTCCCCAAAGGGTTGTGGCTACAATATATGCATCCGCAATATTGGCAGGAATAGCAGGAGAATTTGTCTGTACTTTCTGCACAATAGCAGGAGGCGGTGGAGTCATGTCCTCAAGTATATCGGATTGTTTGCGCTTAATTAGCTTTATCACACGCTCAATTTTGTGGCCAGCATGTTGAATGAGAGCCTTGAGACCAAAATGCATTGGGTGAGGCCATTGGCCATAATCCACCCATTTGGAATTTTCGTTCTCCCAGTTCAATTTTGGCTTGAACTCTTGCGGAACGATAACAAGGAAATTATGATATTGAAATCCTTCTTCTTGGTCTTCGTAAGTCCATAGAAAGGCCAGTTTGTAGTCGCTGTCATAGCCAACTTCTTCATCAATTTCACGTATGACCGCATCTTTTGGAGTCTCTCCCCAATCCACTTTGCCTCCCCAAGTCCCCCAAGTCCCCGGCTCCATAACCCCACGCTGGGGGTCTTCTTCGGAACTTCGCTTGGCAAGGAGAATGCGTCCCGTATTTTTCGCTACAAAAATGCAACCAGCGGCCTCTGATCCCCAATACTTTGGGCTTTCTTGAGAAAAATCATCCTCATCATCGTATTCTTGATACAACTTTTGTGAAAGTGGCTTCATTTAGGGCGTACGTATCCCGCTGACGGCAGGGTACTAGACATAAATAAATATCAACGTGGATTGCTTAAGATTGTCGATATTTATAAGGGATAAGAACTTCATTTTTATATGGCAATCAGAGACCAAGCAGTAATCCGATTCCCCGGGAGTGGTTCCGCAGTAGTAGGAAATACTGCGTTCCACATGTACGACAACGATCCAGCCTTTCAGTTGGATTGTTATAGTTCCATGATTTGGGCCGCACGCCGTCTCGGCTACCCTTCCGTCGCCATTGAACTAATTGACATCCAGTTCTATGCCGCTTTTGAGGAAGCCGTCAACGTTTATAACGGTAAGGTTAATGAGTACAACATGATTAACAACATGCTTGTGCTTCAAGGCCAGACCCGGAATCAGAATTTTACAGGAAGAACCATCGCAGGCACAGGACTTGGGTTTATCATCGACCTTGCCAAGGATTACGGCTCCGAAGCAGGAACGGGCGGAAAAGTTGACTGGAAAAAGGTCTTTATTCAAGTTAATCCGATGCAACAAGACTATGATTTGCAAGCACTCATTGGAGACACCGTTGAGCATTGTGATCGAATTGAAGTCAAACGGGTGTTTCACTACCGTCCTCCAGCCTTTGCTCGTATCTATGACCCATTTTCTATGACGGGTATGTCATATAGCAACGTCTTACAAGAACTTGGCTTCGGTGCTTACTCACCAGCCGTGCAATTCTTGATGACCCCAATTTTCGAAGATTTACTTCGAGGGCAAGCCATTCAGTTCAACGATTTAGTTCGTAAGTCTGCATATTCATTTGAAATGGCAAATAATCGGCTTCGTATTATGCCTATTCCAACCACCAGCTTCAAGCTGTGGCTCGAATATATAAATGAGAATGAACGACTAAATGGTTCTTTGTCTCCATCAGGGTCCAACGTTGTCTCGGATTTTGCCGACGTTCCATACGTTAATCATCCCTACTCCAACATCAATGATTCTGGTAGGCAGTGGATTCGTGATTATTTTCTTGCCAACTGTAAGGAAATCCTTGGCTCCATTCGTCAGAAACATCAAGTTATCCCAATTCCCGGTGGCGAAGTAACCCTCGATGGTGCAGAACTCCGTGCCGAAGCCCAAAGCACCAAGGAACGCCTTATTGATACTTTGAAGGAACAACTTGAAGCTGCTGGTAAGTTTGCTCAGATGGAAAAACAAGCACAATTCAATCAACAAATACAGGACACTTTGAAAGGTGTTCCACTTTACATCTACATCGGATAATCTATGAAACAGAAACTATTTGAAAACCTCGGAGGCAACACCTTCAAACTTATAAATGAGAGTGCAAACTCTGATGAGAACTCACCATTACTTCGTGGAGGTCTCCGTAAAATATTCATGAATGCCGGTAACAAAATTACCTATAAGCATTTGGAAGGCATTGGAATGGGATACATACGAAACGTAGTGGAAGCCAAAAACTGTGCCATTAAGGAAGCAAGAATATTGGCCAAAGAGTACGGGTACATGGACAATGAAAATTCCCAAGCGTTTGTGAAAGAAGATGAGACTAACATGTCTGACCCCGCTGAGGCTAGAGAAGTTCAAATTGGAAAACGCATCATAGAAATCGTTAGACATATGAAACCACTTACACTGGAAAGTAATGCTAACGAAATCGAACAACTTGCCGTTGAACTAATCCAAATGCATGGGCAAAGATAATCTATGATTTACGAAGCAACAGGAAGTAACGGCCCCGGTCTCTATGGTCGCTATTTCTCGGAAAGAGACATTGCCTTTTTTAATGGCATCAACGACGAACTTCTCGGCGATGTCATTCAGACTGTCGTGCATATATTCAAAGTTTCCCCAGATTCAACCCAAGTCAATATGTACGGAGAAAGCAGTCCGCAGACTGGAAAGCAATATTTCACTCCGGTTGAGTTTACTTGCTTGGTGGATCGTGCCGATATGAGTACAGAAGCCGATGATTTTGGGCCAGACCGAAAGCAGAACGTCGCCTTCAAGTTCATGGAAAAAGATTTGCAGAATTCAAACCTCTACCCGCAAACGGGAGATTTGGTTCTATTCAATGAAATGTTCCATGAAATTGACGACGTGGTTCAGCAACAATTGTTAGGCGGTCAGCCTGAAAAAAGTTTCTCGATTATTGTAAATTGTCATTATACTACTCTTGCAAAGGTGGACATAATCGAGCGTCAAAGTTAATATGAGCGGAATCTATAAAATTACAAATCAGGTGAATGGAAAGAAATATGTTGGTTCCACAAAAACGGAGTTCTCTAAAAGGTGGGGAGTCCACAGGTGTTTATTAAGAAACAATAAACATCAAAATCCCCATTTACAGCGGTCGTGGAATAAATATGGAGAACAAAACTTTAAGATGGAGCCGTTGGAAAAAGTTGAACCTCCTATTGACCCAGTATTAGAAAACCGAGAGAACTATTTTATTAAATTGTTAAATGCTGAATATAATCTCATTCCCTCCGATAGATGTCATCCACCATCTTTTCTTGGAAGACATCATACCGAAGAAACAAAGAAAAAATTATCTATGATAGCAATAGGGAGAAAAATTTCAGATAGTGCCAAAGAAAAAATTTCTATAGCAATGAGCGGACAAAACCATCCACTATGGGGAACTCATCAATCTCAAGAAACGAAAGAAAAAAATCGCCTAAAACATTTGGGGAAACCAGTATCAAAGACAACCCGAGAAAAGATTAGAGAAAAAGCATTGCTGCGTCCTAAAGGAGAAAATCAATGGAATTTCATTGGAAAATACAGATTCTTTCATCCTACCTATGGAGAAGAAATTTTAGGACAATGTGAACTGGTACATAAATACAAGAACGTTCCCCTTGATAAAGGAGCAATAAATAAAATTTGTTCATCCAAACTTAAACAATATAAAGGTTGGATTTGCAGAGGAAAGATAACATAATGAGTTGGAAGGGAGATATTTCAAATCCAGCACCGAATACGGTAAAGGAATCCATTGAGCGTTCCGAAAAGTTCATAACGGATGAGGATTCTACTGCGTTTATTAGTAATAACCGGGCTGAACAAACCAGAAGAGATACTGACAATCAAAAAAACTTCACTATCTCCCTTTATGATATTGATGAAGCCATCCTAACTCAACTCCAACAACTTCAAATCCAAATCACCGACCAAGGCAAGCGTGTTGCAGTTCCTATTTTCTTCGGACCACCCGAACGATGGGTATCCGCCCAACGAGATGGCTACATGCGTGACAAGCAAGGCAAAATCATTCTCCCCGGCATGATTTTGAAACGTTCCAATTCCGAGGCCGATCCATCCCTGATGTTTTTGAATCGTTATCTGGATACGTCAGCTATGAAGATGTCAGCGATGAAGTTGTATTCGGAAAAGAACAAATATACCCAATTCAATGCACTTACTGGCCAGAATGCTCCAGTGAATGAAATTTATAGTGTAGTAGTGCCCCAACACATGGTTCTGAGCTATCATTGTATTATATGGACGGCCTATGTTGAACAAATGAATGATGTGGTACAAACTATTGCCACTAACACTCGGGACTATTGGGGGAGCCGTAAGGGCTTCCGATTCCGTGTACAAGTGGATGGGGGATATGCCCATAACGTAGAAATCCAGGCAGGAGACGAGCGTATGGTCAAAACTGAGTTCGATTTGACTACACACGGTTACATCTTACCAGATTCGTTAACTTACCTTGACCGTCACAAGATGACCACTCAAAAACGCCTGACTCCTAAAAAGTTCGTCATGGGTATGGAAGTAGTCCGAACCGAATTTGATTTGTCTCAAGAACCACAGAATGCCGAGAAATGGCGCAATCCAAACTATCCTAATCTCCGCTATGACACTGTAATTCCTCCCCCGGGGATTGTATTGGACTCTACCATGGTGGATAACAGCTTTCTACCTGGAGGTAAATGGAAGGGCATTAAAGTCGCAGGTACTCCACTCTTCTTGCGAGTTGTTCCAGTACCAATCGCACAGAATGCCGCAGGTCAGGATGGAGACATGTCTTACGATTCTCAGTATTTTTATTTCCATTCCAACCATCAATGGCGATGGGTCGCCATCTCAGAATTTCAGCTATCCTGTACTGACAGTGTTCCTCTCTATGGAACTCCCGGTTCTGTAGAGTATAATAAAGAAGCATTGTATATTTATTCTCATGGGTCTTGGAGAAAAATTGCTTTGTCCGAATTTGACCCCACTATTCCCGGCAGTCAAGGAGACATAATGTATGACTCCGAATATTTTTATCTCTTCACGAGAGGACAATGGCGAAGGGTCGCCTTGGCATCATTGCAACATTCTTAACATAACGAATCATGAACTACGGACCAAAAGACATTTTCTTGGAGAGACGAACTACAAACGAGACGTTTGAAGAATACCCTCTTCATGTTCAGCCTAATAGCGTTATCCTTTCTGATGCATCCGGCAATTTGGAAATGGTCCTAACATCATCTGTAACTTCATCCTATGCAGCTTTTGCCGTTTCGGCATCATGGGCACCATTCAGTGATGACCCCAATGCCGTTTCGGCATCATGGGCAAGCCAGTCTCATATGGCTGACTCTGCTTCGTACGCAATTAATGCAGACCGTGCTATTTCAGCATCCTATGCTCCACAATCTGGCGTAATCACCACGGCTGAAACGGCCAGCTATATTCTAGCTTCGGGTATTGATGGCGTCGTAACGAGTGCTTCTTATGCTGGTACGGCCTCCTATTTCCAGACTTCCTCAGTCACTAATGCTACGAGTGCATCCATGTCCAATACATCTTCCTATGCTTTTACTGCACAGGTAACAGACATTGGAAACCCGGACGAAGAATTCCCCATAATTTTTGAAGGTAATAGTAATAACATCGTCACCAACGGCGGAAGTACGAGTTTATTCTCCATCAATCCCGCAAGTGGTTCTATTAAGGCATCCCTTTTCAAAGGAGACTTGGTTGGAACAGCATCGGCCGCAAATATTGCATTTAACGCAATTTCAGCTTCTTGGGCGTCGTCATCGCTCAGTGCTTCTTGGGCACCATTGCAGATAAGTGCGTCATATGCTTCTGTAACTTCAAATGTGGTAGGTGTATTGGTTACAATGGCATTTGCATCCACGACCAGTATTAATTTCAATGCGGGTATGTTCCACAGTTCAAGCTTAAGTTCGAGTGTGTATCTTACCGGCAGTAACCTCGGTGTTGGGAAAATGGCAAGTATCAAAATGGCTGCTAGTGGAAGTCTATGTAATCTTTACTACCCATCCCAATGGGTGTGGCTTGGACCAGCACCTACGGCTATCAGTGCAAGCAAAACCGCCGTAGTCAGTCTCACTTGTTATGGTTCAACTGACAACGATATTGTTGGTGCTTTTGCAACTCAGGTATAATATGTTGGCACAAAGTTTATTTGACCTTCCATTTGTGGCTCAATTGAATCCCGTGGCTACCACGGCAGTCACATCCGCTTCCTTGTGGGCAGATAGAGTCGTGGTTAATGGCGGAACAAGGCCAACAGACAACACGATTACAGCAATGAATACATTTTATAACTCTCTCGTGTCGAGTGGGATTGATAGTAAAATGATTTCCGTCTGTTGCTTTGTTCCCGATAATTTTACCGCAGCAATCACACCACTTATAAATAAAGCAGGAAACGACCCGTGGACGCCAGTAAACTTGTCAAGTTCAAATTTGGGAATCAATGGAATAACGGGGTCTAACCCTCCTAATCCTGTTTCTTCTTATCTGAAAACGGGAGCTAATCCAGCAACCTGCTATGCGAGCAACGATGATGGCGGGTTTACAATCTATACTCTAACTCCCGCAAGTTATCCAAGAGGTTCAATGATTTCTACGGATGGCGTGCATTATGCAGGAGTCTATACCGATGGGACAGCCATTCGTGCAGGTTTGTACCAAGCATGGTCTTTAACTCAAAGCAATGATAACACAACTAGCGGATCGAATAACAACTTTACATTTTGTTCTGTAAGCAGAACATCGGCAATTTCCCTTGCACTTTATGAAGCAAATTCCATCATGGGATTTTTAACCAGAAATACAGGAGCGGATCTTCCCGGGGCCAGACCAAATTTTGACGTATGGCTGAATTGTTGGAATAATGCAGGCTCCCCCATCAACTTTCCTTCTGCCCCATTTGTTATATATTCATTTGCCGCTATTCATAATGGTTTGACCGCTATTGAGACACAGGATTTTTATAATGCTGTGCAGACGCTCCGCATAAGCTTGGGTGGAGGATATGCTTAATAATGTCATAATGGCCTCAATTGTTATATTTATAATATGAACCAGATCAAAGTTTGCCTTCCATGGAGCAGAGAGGGAGTCCAGTTCAAAAACGGCAACTGGACGTGGGCAGATTGTGAACTGATTACAGAGGTTTGCGAAACGTGGGGGTCGGCCAATTTCTTATGGAAATTTGCCAATTGGAAATGGTCAGAATGTTCAGGCTCTCAGCCAGTCCCGATAGTAAACATTGGGAATCAACCGGGCGTTGATGCTAATACACTTATCCCACCGTGGATTGAAGAGCCATGGAATCCATATCGTGCCGCAGACCGAGAACAAGCCGAGAAGAAACGCCAACAATGCCTCCGTTATTTTGACCGCAGCAGCCACTAGTTCTTGCATTCGTCAAAGTAAACGACGACATGTATATCAACCAGGAAAAAGTCAATTGGTAATAATGACCGGGAATTTTAGTGGGTCTGCCTCCAGCACCATTAAACGAATTGGCTATTTTGACCAAAACAACGGAATGTATTTTCAATCATCGGGGTCTTCTTTTGGAGTAGGGTTGAGGACTAACATTTCCGGAACTCCAACGGATACTTTTATATCACAATCATCTTGGAATTTGGATCATTATGATGGAACTGGGGCGAGTGGAAATTTATTGAATTTAACTGCATCTCAAATCTTTTTTATGGATTTTGAATGGTTAGGTGTAGGTCGTATAAGATATGGCATTTATCAAAATGGAATTCCATTTTATGTCCACCAAATTACAAATACAAACACACTTAGCACTGTGTATATATCAACCCCTAATCAACCCGTAAGATACGAAATCATCAACAGTGGGTCATCCCCACAATCAATGTTACAAATTTGCTCCACCGTATCCTCCGAAGGAGGGTTTCAAGAAATAGGTTCTGTAAAAGCAGCATCAAATACTAACGGAATTACTATAAATGCAGCAACATATTGTGCATTAGTAGCCTTGAGGTTAAAGCCCGGGTCTTTAGATTCAGGCGTTATCCCTTTGAGTATAACAACTGGTCAAATAACTGCTAATGTAGTATATGAAACTACATTGTTAATAAATCCAAGTGGCTCTTTAGGATTTAATTGGCAAAATGTACCAAACAGTAATGTTCAATTTGCAACTTCTTCTGCCGCAACATTAATAATCGCCAATGAGGGAACAAAAATATTTTCGGGAATTAGTGCGGGAAATCAAACAGTAAACACTATAAACTACGATCCTACATTTGCTTTAGGATCGGATGTTGATGGGAACTCTGATGTATTAGTTTTGGGGTGGAATGGAATTGCTGGTAACGCAGCTAATGCCTCGGTATCATTAATTTGGCGAAAAGTAACGTAAAACAATAAACATATGCCAATTGAATTATCAACCCCAATAACAGTCCCATCGGTTAATGCCGACGCAATATGGATCAAACGTCTTCAAATAGTAGCCGATGGAGGTAATGTTAATGACCCAGTAAGAGCTTGCGTTACCGTTTGCCCCTATGATAGCCAACAAGCTATAATCGTACAAGGTAAAGACCAGTTAGTTATCATCGACGATGTTTTAACCGCAGCTCTTAGTAGCTCAACGCTTTCTAATGCAGTAGGAGCTATCTATGTAGCCGTAGGTGAGATTTGCAACGAGCGAAACGTTTTCGGGCAAATAACGAGTTCTATATCCGGAAGTAATTAATCATTGCCCGTAAAAATGGGTCGATGCTTAGAATGATTGCGAATGAACTCTTGGAGTTCAGGATGCTCAAGGGCTTCTGCAAAAGCTTGTTTCCACGACTTTTCTTGTGGGTTTCCTGCTTCGCTCAATTGTACATCCTTATGAATTTCATTGGCGAGAGTTTTCCATTTTGAAAATGCACGACGACGCCACTTATCTCGGTCCTCCCCGTGGGTATTGTGGTAGTGGACTTCGAATACGAGGCGTGTGCCATCTTCGAAAATAGCATAAACATGGTTATCGCCCTCATACATGCGATAATCCTTGTGAAGATGATGGAAGCTTTTGGCCTCTGTTACTGGTCCGGCAAGATCTGGATTCTTACCCTTTTCATAATTCCTCATACCAGAAGGAAGGCATTTCTGTAGAATAGCCAATGGGACATTCCGAAAGGATTTCTTCTTGTTCGCAAGATGAATGTCCACCCGAGGACCGGCATACCCATCCTTACCAACATCGGCATCAGGGTCATCTTCTGTGGCCTCAATACCCATAATACCTTTAATACCTTGAAGAATGAGACGAAGGTCTTCCGCTTTCAAGTCCCAAGTGGTGATAGTAATTTTATCCTTGGTTGAAGACATCTTCTTCCATCTCTCATTTTGCATCAAATCATCGTCAGTGCGGCCCGCTTCACCGCTGGTTTGAACTTGACCAGAGTTGTCAATCCACCAGTTACCCTGTTGGTGGGCTTCCAGCATATCGAGAGATTCCTCAACGATGTATTTGATAAGTTGGTTAATCTGATTCGCCTTCATACATGACTTCAAATTCGGGATTCTTTTGTACGAACTCTGACATCCTCTTGTAGAGTTCAGACTGGTATCCGGGTGGTTTTGGCTGTGCTTGAGGTAAAGCGTATTCTTG